CTGGTATACTGGGAGGTGCTCTACTCTGTGCTATTCATGGTGCAACAGTTGAAAACACCCTCTTCGAAGACGGCGACAAAGCAAACACCTTTAAGGCGTTTGAGCCAACTCAAGAAGAGGAAACTTATTCAATGGTTACTGCCAATAGATTTTGGTCTCAGATTTTTGGAATTGCTTTTAGCAATAAGCGTTGGCTTCACTTCTTTATGCTATTCGTTCCTGTCATGGGTTTGTGGACTAGCAGTATTGGTATTATCGGTCTTGCTCTCAATTTACGAGCGTATGATTTTGTATCGCAAGAAATTAGAGCAGCAGAGGATCCAGAGTTTGAAACCTTTTACACCAAGAACATTCTTCTAAATGAAGGACTTCGTGCTTGGATGGCACCCACTGACCAACCACATGAGAATTTTGTATTCCCTGAGGAGGTCTTGCCACGAGGTAATGCTCTGTGATATACTGGGAGGGAGACCTCCCTTTTTTAATGATAAGTACAGAGACCCCTTATAAACTTGCCGAGATTATTAGAGATACTTGGCCACAACTTTACAGACCACCTAAACCATTGAAGAAGAAAAAAGATGTATGATTATTGGGTAGTAATTGAAAAAAGAACAGGTAGGGTAATCGCTCAATGCGGTCAAGAAGAAGATGCTATAATGTTATTTGGGTTTGATCCAGATAAAAGAAGTTATCACAAGCAAAAATTTATTATGGATCAAGTAATTACAGTAACATCTACTACGGATAAGCAACTCTCTGGTCAGCAAGGATTGCCTGCAGCAAAAGAAAAACTTCCTCATATAGAACTTCAGCAGCAAGTTTGGTTACCTGCTAACCAGCAAATACCAGTCAACACTAAATAATTTTAAATTTATAAAGAAATATGAAGTTTACAGTTTATTCAAAAAACGGATGTCCATATTGCGAAAAAGTTAAACAAGTTCTACAATTAGCGAACTTGGATTATGTTGCGTATACCCTTGATGAACACTTTAATAGAGATCAATTTTATCAAGAATTTGGGTATGGATCGACATTTCCTCAAGTTATTATGAACGATAAGCATCTAGGTGGATGCATTGATACAGTAAAGTATTTGCAGGAGAATAGCATTATTTAAATGGAAGACACACTTTTTGACACTTATACTGACGTTGAAAGAGCTATTGATTATGCTTTTGAAGGTAGATTTATTCTTAATTTTTATGATTATTTAAAAACTAAAAGTGTTAAAAGAATTGAAATTGAAAAATTTATTGGTAGTGTTACTGCTAGCAATATTAATAGTATTATTTTAGATTTGGATGAGTATCTTGAGGGTGGATCTGACAATGCTCATAAATTCCTTAGAGAAGCATACGGGCATATTCCTAAACCTCAAGCAAGAAAAATTAGAAATTATCTTTATAATATTTTAGAGGATGCCTGGAGATATAGTCATGACAAGAGACCAGGAAGGAGAAAAAAGCAAACTAAATAATCAAGAACCCAGTATTAATCGTGGGTTTGAATTGATGTTACGACAGCATAATAGGAGGGAAGAAAAACCAAAACCAAAGACATTTCAAATAATGTTTGGTAAAATGGTTTCTCTCTTCCGTCGAGAGTTCCATTTTTATTTTGAAATAAGTCTTGATATAAAGAAAAAGTAACTCTCGGGAGAAAGAAGATGTTAGCAGTAGCACTCACCTTAGGAACATTAATTTCTATCATGTTCTTTTTTGTAGGTGGCATTGTTGGATGGATGGCAAAACAATACGTAATTGAAAAAAATTATGTTGCTTATACTCATCCAGAAATGTTTGATGAAAATGGAAACGTAATTCCCGATGAAATTTTAGCAGTGAGATTTGAAAATGACTACGAATACGACAACGAAGAAGACGACGACGAATAAAAAATCTAACCCTAAACCAATTCCAGAACTTCAAGCAAATCCTTTTCAGCATGAAATTCTGGAATTGGTTAATAAACAAAGAAGCAATGCAACTAAAGTAGAAGTTCTAAAAAAATATAGAAATGATGCATTAGTTGCAATTTTAATTTGGAACTTTGATGAATCTATTATTTCATTACTTCCACCTGGAGAAGTTCCTTATGCAAGAGTTGATGAACAATCATCAATAAATGATACTCTTTCTAATGCAATTAATAAAGGAAACAATGTTCCTGGTTTGAGTAAAGCTGATGAGTTTATTAGAACCAGGCACACATCAATTCGTAAAGAATGGCAGAATTTTTATAATTATTTGCAAGGTGGAAATCCTTCTTTAAGTTCTCTTCGTAGAGAAACAATGTTTATCCAAATGCTTGAAGGACTTCATCCTCTTGAAGCAGAAATTATGGTTCTTGTTAAGGATAAACTTCTCACTACAAAGTATAAATTAACGCGAGAAATTATTGCCGAAGCATATCCTGATATTACTTGGGGAGGTAGATCTTGACATTACAATTTATTCACCAAAACTGTAATCCCGAACTAGCAAACGATAAAAGTTTGCCCTATAGTGCATACTTGGTCGAATATGAATGTGATGGTCAATTGATGTACGACATCGTAAATACACAAAAAAAAGTTGAAATTTTTGATTATTATTGGGATAGGTATAAGGAAGGACTAAAATCTTTTAAACAAACTGAAGGGAGAGTAAACCCTAAACTTTGGGGGTATGTTGCTAAGGAGGGAAAAAAGAAAAAATGACTTCTGGATTTGGTGCAGAAAAAATTAAAGATGGTAAAGCGGTCGTTGTTATTAACGATGATGAAGTAAAAAAACTTCTGAAGCAATATAAAAAAATTAAAAAATATATGAAATCTTCATTGTACACTGTAAAAACAATTGATGGTACTGAGAAAATTGTTTCTGAATTGTTGGAAGAACAAATGCAAAATGAAGATCATCTTGAATAATAAATAAAAAACATTAATTTACATTATAAATGGGAAAGCATTACTTACTTAACTTGTACGGATGCTCGTTTGTCCTTCTGGACGACGAGCATTGTCTTATAGACTTATTAGAAAACGCAGCAGTTGCTAGTGGCGCTACTGTAGTTCAAACAATTTCAAAAAAGTTTGAACCACAAGGAGTTACTGTAATTTGTTTGTTATCTGAAAGTCATATTAGTATTCATACATGGCCTGAGGAAGGTAAGGCAGCAGTTGATGTTTATACCTGTGGTGATTGCAATCCTAAAATTGGATGTGATATTATTATTCAGCAACTTTATGCTCAAAATCATACACTTAGTTATATTGAGCGTTAACTAAATATACTATAATTGGAGAAGTCTATGCTCTCTACACAATATCGTCTTCGCTTAGAATTCATTTGTAATCGAATTGTAAATCATGAGGAAGTTCAACTTGAAGACATGATTTGGGCAGAAAAACTTGCCAAAGCAAATCGTTCTGCTGCAACTATTTTAAGGCAAGCAAGAAGACGTGCTGCAAATCCAGACATGACTGAAGATAGTCTTGATGGATTTATGAATGCTTTAGATTTGGGTGATCCAGATCCATCAAATCATAGAACGGGATTTAATAGTGTTGATGATATAATTGATTTCTTTTCTGGGGATAAACCAGAAGATTGGAGACAGAGAGATTAAGAATTGTATTGTATTTTACAAAAGTACTTGCATATATAACTCAATAGGTCTATAATGACCTTACGTTCATCCCTTTGGGACGGAAGTAAGCCGACTCGGAACGGATCGTTCATCTATGGAAACACTTTTGTTAACTTGTTTACAGACACAATTTATGATTGCGCGTGTGGATAGACACCCAAATATCACTCCTAAAATTAGGAATGATATTATTTGGGAAATTAAACAAGTAACAAAAAAAGGTTGTTTCATAGACGCAAAGGTTGACTGAAGGAACGCTCTTTAACTTAAACAACTAAGGAGAAAACCTAATGTCTAAAGTCGTATATCGTGGTGTTGAATATGACACCCAAAAACGTTTAGAGTATCAACAACAAATGATGCAACAACCCCAACAATACAACGAAACCTATCGTGGTGTTAAGTTTGTAAAGGAGGGACATAAATGAATACTTACTTCGTTCGTTACCTTAAAAGAAAAGCAAAGAAGGAGCAACTCCTTCATAACGCACAACTAAATATGGCAAAGCAACCACAAGTTGCTTGAAGTAAAGGAGGGTTGATCCCCTCCTTTTTTTATGCTATGATCTATGAGGATATTGATACCAAATGGATGTAGAAAAATTAAAACTACTTGTAAGTGATTTGGAAAATACATTAAGTATTTTAAAAGCAGAACTTTATTCTGATGAGGATGATTATCAATTTGAAACTGTTCCTTTATTAGAATTAGATTATGATGAAGTTTTTGATGAAGACGATTACCAAGATTGAGGACTAAAATGAAACCAGACGTTAAATTAATTAGTATTACTCCTGATGCAGAAAAACATATTGCTTATTGTGCAAGGGTAAGCAAT